TGGTAAAGAGAATCCTGTCGAATCTTTCCGGGGTCGAGTCTTCCAAGTTAAGGACAGGTCAGTTAGACGATGATGATTGGAAGGCGGTCGCTGAAGCCATTGGATTATTTGACCGAACGAACATCTTCATCGATGACAGGTCCGGCCTGACGGTGAATGACATCAAGACAGCTGCCAAGCAGATAAAGCAGAGGCACGGCCTTGACCTGGTCTTGGTGGATTACCTTCAGTTAGTGGTAGGCAATGCCGAGAGCAGACAGCTGGAGATATCTGAGATATCACGAAACCTGAAGGGGATGGCGAAGGATTTGGAATGTCCGGTCATTGCGTTAAGTCAGCTGTCACGAGGCCTTGAGGGACGGTCAGACAAAAGACCGATGCTTGCGGACTTAAGAGAATCAGGGGCAATCGAGCAGGATGCGGATCTGGTCATGTTCCTTTACCGAGATGAATATTACAACCCTGATTCTCAAGACATAGGGGTGGCTGAAGTAATAATCGCCAAGCAAAGGAACGGATCAACAGGAACGGTGAGGCTGGCCTTCATCGGCGAGTTGACAAAGTTTGCGAATCTGTTGGAGGGACAATGAAAGAGGAGGAATTTTTAAGAGGCATGACCTTCTTAGGGGAAGTGTACGGGAAGCGGTTCGAGGAATCCACCGTTAGGGCATGGTACACCTTCTTCAGGAAAGAAGATTTCGATGACTTTCGGAAGGCGGTCATGCAAATCTGTACCACATCGCCGAAGATGCCGAGTGTGGCTGAGATAAAAGAGGCCATGCATCCAAACGATGAGTGGGAAAAGGTGCAGGAATTAGTAAGGAAATACGGTTACTACAACGCAAAGGAAGCGGAAAAGGAAATGTCTCCTTCCACTTTGAGCGCAGTAAGAGCCATGGGTGGCTTCCGGGCAATCTGCCAGATGCCAAACGACAAATGGGCGAGGAAGGAATTCATGGACAACTACAAGTCAGAGAGAAAGCCGAAAACTCTGATGATCGAGGGAAACAAATGACGATGGAACAGTTTTCCCTGGATAAGGGGCTTGTAATTGATTTCTTTGCCGGTGGCGGAGGAGCCTCGACCGGAGTGGAACAGGCAATCGGAAGACCTGTAGACATTGCTGTTAATCATGATCCAGATGCGATTCTCATGTACAAAACAAATCACCCGGATACGTTATGCCTAACCGAAGACATCTTCAATGTTGACATGAGGCCATACATCCAAGGGAGAGAGATAGATCTTCTGTGGGCATCCCCGGACTGCACAAGTCACAGCAAAGCAAAGGGAGGCCAGCCGAGAGAATCCGGCCTGAGGATACTGCCATGGGCGGTCTACAAACACGCGAAGTATATGCTTCCACATATCATCTTCATGGAGAATGTTGAAGAGATACAGGAATGGGGGCCGCTCGATGAAAACGGAAGACCGATAAAGGAAAGGATGGGTGAAGATTACGAAGCCTTTATCAATGCCATGAAATCACTTGGCTATAAAGTGCAGACAAGGGAACTGGTAGCCGCTGACTATGGCGCACCGACAACAAGGAAAAGGTGGTATGCGATATTCCGGCGAGATGGCAAAAGGATTAAGTGGCCCACCAGAACCAGAACCAAGGACAAGTGGGAAAAGTGCGGCGATTATCTGAATTGGAAAGACTTGGGAAAGAGCATCTTCGGAAGAGGGAAACCACTGGCTGAGGCCACGCAGAGACGGATAGCGAATGGAATAGATAAGTACATCGTCAACAACCCGTTTCCATACAGAGTGCCGAACAAGGATGCATATTCGTTCCTGATCCAGTATCACAGCGAACAGAATCCAAAAGGAGCAAGAGGACAGAAGCTGTCAGAACCTTTGAAAACGATCGATACAAGCAATCGATATGGTCTGGTCTCTGCGTTCATAACCAAGTTTTACAAATCGGGAACAGGTCAAAGCTGCACGGAACCACTGCACACGATCACGACATCACCGGGGCATTTCGGACTTGTTTCGGCATTTCTCGTGAAATATTACGGGCAAGGCTGTGGACAGGGATGCAACGAACCTTTGGCAACGATAACCACAAAAGACAGGTTCGGCCTTGTAACTGTCTGCATTGATGATGAAACGTATTACATACAGGATATATTCCTGCGGATGCTGTCACCGGAAGAACTCAAACTATGTCAGGGATTCCCGAAAAGTTACATCATTGACCATGATTACACCGGGAAAGCGTATCCCAAAAGCAAACAGGTGGCAAGGATCGGGAACAGCGTTGTTCCGATAATGGCGAGAGAAATAGTATCAGCCAACATAGCGTGAGGTAAAGAAATGAGTTTAGGTCAAGTAAATATGTGGGGTCAGACCAAGGTGGATGTAGCCATCAAGAGACTTCAAAGCTTCGAGCCGGAAGATGGTTATTACTTAGCCTTCTCTGGCGGAAAGGATTCACAGTGCGTTTATCATCTCTGCAAGATGGCAAATGTTGCCTTTGATGCCCATTATTCAGTAACGACAGTGGACCCTCCAGAATTGATGAGGTTCGTCAAGGAAAACTACCCGGATGTGATATGGGAGTATCCGACCGACAAAGGGAAAAGAACATCCATGTGGGAATTGATCGCAGACAGAGGCATCCCTCCCACAAGAAAGTTTCGGTATTGCTGTGAGGTCTTAAAAGAACAGCACGGCAAAGGAAGAGTCACTGTGACAGGAGTCAGATGGGCAGAGAGTGCCAGACGGAAGAACCTTCATGGGGTGGTAAATATCATCACGACCTCGAAGAAGATAATCAATGATTCACTCCAGAATAATCCGGCAGCCAAGTTAAATAGTCGGGGGGGGGTAATATTTAACGATGATAACGAGGAGACCAGAAAGACGGTCGAATATTGTTATCAGAAGAGAAGAACCACGTTAAATCCGATTATTGATTGGGATGACGATGAGGTTTGGGAATTCTTAAATTATATTGTCAAGGTTCCGCACTGCTGTCTGTATGACGAGGGATTTACAAGGCTTGGGTGCATCGGCTGTCCCCTTAAAGGCAAGAAGGGAATGGAACGAGATTTCGAAAGATGGCCAAGATACAAGGAACTGTATATCAGAGCATTCGATAAGATGCTTAAGACCCATCCAGCCACAGAAGAAGCCTTGAAGAACCTAAATAAGCCTCCTGTAGGGGGGGGTGGCGGTTTCAATCCGCCGAGAAGAACCTCGAAATCTGGATGCAAAATCACGGATGAAGACCCCGGAAGAAGTGATGCACAAATGGATAGAGACATCAACGAACACCGCACGGTTCTACCAGAACGAGCAATAGAATGGTGGATGTCGTTAATGTCGAGGGAAGGATCAATACTAAAGCATGAGAAAAATCAAGGCGATCATTAAAAGACCAGATGAAAGATACGGTCATATGACCTGGGTATCTGATAACCTGGAGAATCTGCAAAGCATTGTGGAAGGACCGATAGAAGTTGTGAATCTTGGATTTACCACTCCCATTCTGGTCATCTGCAATGAGGAAGGAAAGTTAAACGGACTTCCAAAAAATTTCTCAAGTCCCATGGGAACCTTCGTTGGTACGGTCATCATCTGCGGAGTAGGTGACGGTGGCTTCGGTGACATTCCAATCAACATGAGATTGTGGAAGTCGGTCATGGGGGTATGGAATGAAACTTGAGGAGTACACAAAAAAATGATGCTTGAAGACTTGGAAGAACCCATCCTTGTCGGTGCAAAAGTCGGATACATCGCAGGAGGAGACCCTCAGAAGGTCATTCAGAAACTGAAAGAAGAATCCGTCAAGTACTATAGAGCCTATTTGATAAAGCAGGAGAAGTACAATAAGCCGATAGAAAAGACGGAAGAAGACTTCAATCTACTGAAAAGAGAAATCAGAGAAGTCTGGTGGTCAGATGTCCACAAGATGAAAGTCATCCTCATTGAAGGTGAGGAACAAGGCAAATTCTGGGACATGAGCGAGGTTGAAGGAAAGAAAAATCATCTTACAATCAACAATCAAAGAGGAGCGGAAGAGTTAGTTCAAGCCATTGCTGCACAGGCATCAAAGGACTTGGAAGAAGCGGAAAAGTACTTCTATGGGAAGAGGATCCACGAAGACCTGAGAGGAACGAAGAGCATCTTTAATCACAGAGGTGGAAAGTTCGTAGACGATTACTACACTCGATTGAGAAAGGGTGCGGAGATGTTCTTCACCAAGACCTTTTCACTGTACTCCACCATGGATGGCAAAAGCATCTTGAAGAGATTGGAAAAAGCCATTGAGGAATCAGTGCCGGAGACCGAAAGAACATGGGTATACGGAAAGGATAACTGGAAGATATCCCAAGCCTACAACGGTCATGTAAAGGTGAGAAAAGGAGACCAAGTGGTCTGGGA